ATTAGAATTACCTCGTTTTTGATTTTATTATACCAAATTTAGAAAGGAATTAGAGAGTGAGCGAAGTAACATTGTCAGAAAATCTTAGTCGGATTGATCTAGAAGTCAAACGATTTCTAACTGTTCCTTTAAGATTAAAAATTTTACGAGAATGTTTGTTGTATCTATTCTTCAAAATGGCCAATGATACGGCAGACATAACAGTAGAAAAATCAACCGTATATTCTAGCGATGGAATGAGCAAGACAGTCTATACAGTAACTGTATGCGACTAAATAAAAAGCACCTAACAAAAGTCAGGCGCTTATCAAAAAAACTAACTAAATTATATCACAGAAAGAGAGGAAATAGCAAATGGCTTTGGAGTTATTCGGTGAAGATTTCAAAAACGAGCTATTTCAAGACCTTGTGAAGCTTAATGTCGAAGCTTTGAAAGAGGCTAAAAGACAAGTTTCAAGGCAGATTAGCATGGTTCCAATCAAGGACGTTATGCAAGCCACTGGTTGGGGCAGAAAGCGAATCGAAGATTTTAGAGATCAAGGCAAGTTCAGCTATCAACAAAATGTAAAAGGTGGTAAGTGCTTGTATGACCTGAACGATGTACTACGATTTCAAAGTCAATTAGCAAAGAGAGGATAGTATGAACCTACTAACAAGAATTAAAAACTACTTTTCGGAAGTGGTCAAAGAAACTAATCTTGACTGGAGAGTAGTTGCATTAGACTTGAACCGTGAATTAATTGAAACACGAGAAGAAAATCAAATCTTATATCAGCGTATTGCTGACTTAGAAAAATTATTAGGAGTTTAACATGAAATATTTTATACCAAAAATTGACATTGAATGTGAAAGTTTTGAAGAAACTGAATCATCTTATGGAATCTTACCTATGATACAGATATTACAGATGACGTCGTAGGATATATCAACGGTAAAGAGGAGTTGGAAAAACTTTTAACCAAGATTTCACAACTAGAAAAGGAAAATTAACATGACAGAACCGACTTTAACAAGCCAACTTTTGGGAGTTGGCGCACTGCTAATCGGATTTCTCGGAGCAGGAATCCACACGCACAACATCGACTTGAAGAAAGCCGAAGAAAAGAAAATGCAACAGCAGCATGATGCAGACATCATCCGAGCAAGTCAAGAGGCCTATGCTTTAGGACGAATCGCAGAACGCAGAGCGATTCGTGAGAACATCCGCAGACCATTCGCAGGGTTCACATTCGACAACGAGCGACCAGAAGGATTGAAACCTGAATTGGTTGGTTTGCCTGCGCCAAAATAAAAAAGGAGTAACAAATGGTAACAATTAACAAACTAGAAATCGAAAACGTCAAACGCGTCAAGGCGGTCAAATTAGAACCGTCAGCGACTGGTTTAACAATTGTCGGTGGAAATAACAATCAGGGAAAAACAAGCGTGCTGGACGCGATTGCTTGGGCGCTGGGTGGTAACAAGTACAAACCTAGCCAAGCACAACGCGAAGGCAGTACAATCCCTCCTAGTCTTAAAATCACGCTATCAAACGGCTTGATTGTGGAGCGTAGCGGAAAGAACAGCACTCTCAAGGTCATCGACCCGAGTGGTAACAAGGCTGGTCAAAACTTGCTTGATAGCTTCGTGGAAGAGTTGGCTATCAACTTGCCAAAATTCATGGAGCAGACTAGCAAAGAAAAAGCTAAGACATTGCTGCAAATCATCGGAGTTGGTCCACAACTTGCCGAACTTGAAATGCAAGAAAAAGCCAAATATGATGAACGTCACGCAATCGGTGTGATTGCTGACCAAAAGGAGAAGTTCGCTAAAGAACAGCCGTACTACCCTGATGCACCGAAAGAGCTGGTCTCTATCGCTGAACTTATCCAGCAACAGCAAGCCATTCTTGCGAAAAATGGCGAGAATGCCCGCAAGCGTCAGAATTTGGTAGTTATCCAAAATCAACACACTTCAGCAGTTGCAGAAGTTGAACGTCTGGAGCAATTGCTGTCTGATGCCAAAGATAAAGAGAGTCAGTTAGCTCAAGACTTGGCTATCGCGAATACCGATGCCATGGACCTTCTCGATGAATCAACTGAAGAAATCGAAAGCAACATCGCAGAGATTGACGAAATCAATCGTAAGGTGCGCGCTAATCTGGACAAGGATAAGGCAGAAGAAGATGCTAAGGGTTATCGCGAGCAATACAAGGAACTTGATAATGTGATTGATGATATCCGTAAGCAAAAAACAGACTTGCTCACCAATGCAGATTTACCGTTGCCAGGCTTATCCGTGGACGATGGTGAATTGCTCTACCTTGGTCAACGATGGGATAATATGTCAGGTAGCCAACAATTACAAGTTGCGACTGCAATCGTGCGTAAATTGAAACCAGAATGTGGATTCGTACTGATTGATAAATTGGAACAAATGGATCAACTGACTTTGCAAGAATTCGGCGCATGGCTCGAACAAGAAGGCTTGCAAGCAATTGCGACTCGTGTATCGACGGGAGATGAATGTAGCATCCTGATAACCGATGGTTACTCGGAAGTAAATCCTAATTATAGTAAAAATAGTACACTTGCAACATGGAAGGGTGGTTTTTGATGGGACAATTTATTGACCTAAAAAATAAAAAGTTTGGCAAATTAACTGTCATAGAAAGAGCTCCCGCTAGTAATGAAAAAGAGGCGATGTGGAAATGCCAATGTGATTGCGGAAATATAGTTGTGACACGAGGTTCGTCATTACGTTGTGGTGCTTCTAAAACCTGTGGATGCTCTCGTATTGAATGGTCTCAAACTGGCAATGCAAAAAGGACACATGGTTCTACTGGTGAACGATTATATCGCGTTTGGGTAGGAATGCGTCAAAGATGTTATTTAAAAACTCACAACAGATACCAGAGATATGGCGGTCGAGGTATTAGAGTCTGTCCTGAATGGGAAGATTATACTATTTTCAAAACATGGGCAATGTCTAATGGCTATAATCCTAACGCAAAAAGAGGAACTTGCACTATCGACCGTATAGATGTCAACGGCAACTATGAACCGTCTAATTGTAGATGGGTGGATGCTAAAACTCAAGCTCAAAATAAGGAGAAAATCTAAATGCAAATCACAAGAGGAAAACGAGCGCGAGCTCAAAAGGTAGTTATCTATGGTCCTGAAGGAATCGGCAAGTCCACGTTTGCTGCTGAATTTCCAAATCCGGTCTTTATCGATACGGAAGGTTCGACAGATAACATGGATGTGGCTAGATTAGACAAACCGACCAGCTGGACCATGTTAATCAATGAGATTGCTTTTATCAAAGCGAATCCGACAGAATGTGGGACACTTGTCATCGACACAATTGACTGGGCGGAAGCTTTGGCAGTTAATTACATCTGTTCGCAACATGGTAAGCAAGGGATTGAGGATTTTGGCTGGGGTAAAGGCTACACCTATGTCCAAGAAGAAATGGGACGTTTCTTGAATAGTCTTTCTGACTTGGTTGATATGGGAATTAACGTGGTATTGACTGCGCACGCTCAGATTAAAAAATTTGAACAGCCGGACGAGATGGGATCTTATGATCGTTATGAGTTGAAACTTGGCCAAAAGACAGGTTCTAAGACTGCTCCGTTGGTCAAAGAATGGGCAGACATGGTCTTGTTTGCCAACTACAAGACCTTAGTTATGACGACTGACAATGGCAAGAAGAAAGCCCAAGGCGGTGAACGTGTCATGTATACCAATCACCGACCGGCTTGGGATGCCAAAAATCGCCATGGATTGCCAGATGAATTGCCATTCAATTACGCAGGAATTGCTCATATCTTTGCCAGTCAGCAAGTACAACCTATTCCGCCACAACCTCAAGCGGTCACTCCAGAACCTCAGCAGACCACACAGCAAGCCCCGGAGCAAGTTCAAGAAGAACTACCTCTCGATATGTCGACGGTATCCGAAGCACCTCAAAGTGAAGCTCCTAGGGAGTCACAAAAGGCACCTAGCCAATACCACGCAAGCTTGCCTAAGAGTTTGACGGACCTCATGATGCAAGGCAACGTGACAGAAGAAGAACTCCAAAAAGTCGCTTACATCCGTGGACACTTCCCGTTGGGAACGCCAATCGAAAACTTCCCTCCTGATTATTGGGATATGATTGTCGCACACTGGCAGGCAACTATGGAAGTTATTCAAAATCAAGTTCGAGCAGACCCTGAACTGCCCTTCACGATGTAGATTCTGGGAATTAGAAATCATAGCAAAATACAATAAAAATTTTAGAAATTAGAGGAAACCAACATGACACAACAACAATACAACAACTTTGATCGCGAATTCGGATGGGAAGATACTATTGAAAAAGACTCGGAATACGTCCTATTGCCTGACGGATTGTACTTTTTCACGGTCGTTGGTATGGAGCGTACACGCCACACGCCGAATCCACAAAATCCCGGCAAATTGCCAGCTTGTAACAAGGCTATCGTCAGTATCAAGATTGTAGCTAACGAAGGCGAAACAGAATTGCGCCACAACCTGTTCTTACACAGCTCAACTGAAGGAATGTTATCTGCTTTCTTTGCTGCAATTGGCCAAAAGAAAAAAGGCGAACCGCTTCGCATGAACTGGAATACCATCATAGGCGCAACTGGTGTATGTAAAGTCGGAACCAGACAATACAATAACAACAATTACAACGAAGTTAAGTCTATGCTCTATCCTGAAGATGTTGATTACACAAAAGTGTTGAATCAGCAACCGGGACAAGTTCAGCAACAACCGCAACCGAATTTTGCGCAACAATCACAACAGCCACAAGCTGGATACCAAGCTGGGCAATTCTAGGAGGTAAGGGATGCAATTAAGACCTTATCAACAGGAAGCACGGGAAGCTGTTCAGGCTGAATGGGCTAAAGGTCGCAAACGCACGCTCTTAGTATTGCCGACAGGATGTGGGAAGACAATCGTCTTTTCTAAAATCATTGAAGACCAAGTGAAAGAGGGCAAGCGTGTGCTTGTCCTTGCTCATAGGTCCGAATTGTTAGAGCAGGCAAGTGATAAGCTCAAGACTGCGACAGGGCTCGGCACAGCCTTAGAGAAAGCGGGAAATACCTCTATCGGCTCCTGGTATCGAGTAGTCGTCGGATCGGTCCAAACCATGCAAAGAGAGAAGCGACTTAGTCAATTTCCTCCTGACTGGTTCGATACGATTGTGGTTGACGAAGCTCATCACGCTATTTCAGACGGTTATCAACGTGTCCTTGGTTATTTTGAACAATCGAATGTATTGGGAGTAACTGCAACGCCTGACCGTGGAGATATGAAGAACCTTGGTTCTTACTTCGATAGCTTGGCTTACGAGTATTCGCTGGTACAGGCTATTAAAGAAGGCTATCTGTCAAAAATTAAAGCTCTGACAATCCCTCTCAGTTTGGATTTATCAAATGTCAGCATGTCAGCGGGTGATTTCAAGGCAAGCGATGTTGGAACGGCATTAGACCCATACTTGGAGCAGATAGCTGACGAAATGGTCAAGCAATGCGCTGACCGCAAAACGGTCGTATTCTTGCCATTGGTGAAGACCTCGCAGAAGTTTCGAGATATTCTAAACGCAAAAGGTTTTCGCGCTGCGGAAGTGAACGGAGAGTCCAAAGACCGTGCAGAAGTCTTAGAAGACTTCGAGAATGACCGCTACAACGTTCTTTGTAACTCTATGCTCTTGACTGAAGGCTGGGATTGCCCATCAGTAGACTGCGTAGTCGTGCTACGACCTACTAAAGTACGTGCCTTATATAGCCAGATGGTAGGGCGTGGGACTCGCTTGCACCAGGGCAAGGAAGAACTACTCTTACTAGACTTTCTCTGGCATACAGAACGCCACGAGCTATGCCGACCTGCTCACTTAATCTGTGAGACTCCAGAAGTCGCTCAGAAAATGGTTGAGAACATGGAAGAGCAAACCGAAGTCATGCTTGACCTTGAAGATATGGAAGTGAAGGCAGCAGAAGATGTAGTCGCTCAGCGTGAAGAGGCTTTAGCTAAACAACTTGCAGAAATGCGCAAACGCAAGCGCAAGCTAGTAGATCCATTGCAATTTGAAATGTCTATCCATGCTGAAGACTTGTCGAGTTATGTCCCAAGCTTCGGTTATGAAATGGCGCCACCTTCAGAAAAACAAATCAAAGCGCTTGAGAAGTACGGTATCTTTGCTGATGAAATTGGCAACGCTGGAAAGGCTGCGTTATATTTAGACAGATTGCACAAACGACAGTCAGAAGGCTTGACGACACCGAAGCAAATTCGCTTCCTAGAAGGTCGTGGTTTCAAAGATGTCGGTATGTGGCAATTTGACCACGCTAGAAATATGATTGATCGCATTGCTGCCAACGGCTGGCGATTACCAGCAGGCGTGCGACCAGCTGAATATGTACCGGGGTGATGAATGAAGTTTCTAGATTTATTCGCAGGTATCGGTGGATTTCGTTTAGGAATGGAGTCTTCCGGCCATAAATGTATCGGATTTTGTGAGATTGACAAATTCGCTAGAGCTAGTTATAAAGCTATACACGATACGAAAGGAGAAATAGAACTACATGACATCACAGCAGTATCAGATGAGTCTATTCGAAGAATCGGACGTGTGGACATTATCTGTGGAGGATTTCCGTGCCAGGCTTTCAGCATTGCAGGAAACAGACGAGGTTTTGAAGATACACGAGGAACTTTGTTTTTTGAAATTGCACGGTTCGCATCTATTCTCAGACCTAAATATCTATTCCTTGAGAACGGTTTTTGTACTCTCAAGATTTAAGTAACTGTACAACCCGCCGATGCAATTCGTTATGACCCACCAAGTTTTTGTACTCTCAAGATTTAAGTAACTGTACAACAGTCAAGCGATTTTCAACTTGTTCCTTATTTCTCTCTGTCTGCAGGGGGCAGTAATTCAATCAAAAAGCACTGAATGATCAGTGTTTTTTGTCTTAAAATAGAAACCATTTCAGATGAAAATGGAGGTGTGGTATAATAGGAGAAAGTATCAGTGCTTATTTGAAGGGGAATTTTTCTCCTTATTATGAGTATTAGGATTTAGTTTTCTGAGAAAAATAATGATGTTTGAGTAAAGAAGGAAATGGAATGAAAATTTCTGGAACAAGCGGTAACATTACTTTTGACTATGAAAATGGCTATGTTTTAAAAGCAGAGGGAGAGTTGTTGATTGGTGGTAGCTTTATTGTATATAGGTCAAGCATACAGAATTGGGAGCCACCTTACAATCACATTCCTATCACGCAGAACGAGATAGATAAACTTGTCGAGGAAGTGAACTCCATGATGACGGAGCAAACAATCCAGATCGAATTTATCTGAGTTAGAGTAGGAGAAGGATGATGAAAATCGATTACAGTGAACGGATAGTCATATGGGATTGGAATGGTTGTGTAATAAAGATAGAACTACCAGATATCATCATGCGGAATATAATAAAGATGAGAACATGGTGATGGTTTATAGTGGGGAAAATCTTATTAACAAAATCGTTTTCTACTATAGTTTAGAAGGAAAACTATTAGGGCGACAAAATGTAGAGGAAGGGAGACTAGATTGGAATCATAATGGGAAGCATCAGGTTATTTTTCAACATTTACATCATCTTCGATTTAGTCCTAAATATCAGCGTATCTTCAGTATATTTCGCTCATTCAGCGATTTTGACCTTCCATCAGAACTAGAGGTTTATAATTTAGAAGG